TGCAAAGGTATCGGCGCCCACGGCTTTTGATCTGATGCATCCGGCGTTTGACCCACCGCATCCCCCCACCGCTAGTAGTTTACACCGTCCCACCCGGCACACACCGCGAGCGCAGAAGCCGGCACCCAACCTTGCCGAGGAAATCCGCGCGGACAATGAAGCGGTTGACCGGTTGAGCCGGCTACTTAACCGTCTGCGAGGAGAAGAGCCATGAAGCCACACCTATCCCCGCGTGACAAGATCAAGGCTGCGTATTACTACCACATCATGGGGTTGACGCAGCACCAGATAGCGGTCGTGTTAGAATGCACCAACAACGGGCGCATCAACGAGGCTATCAAGGCGATTGAACTGACGGTCGGGCTGGACGACATCGGGGGGTATAAGGACAAGGCCAAGGAGGCGCATGACGCGCCCCCTGCCGTCATCGCATGGGGACCGAAATAAGATATGTTAAGAACTTATCGTCACAGTATCCGGAGTTGCACGCGCTAACCGATTACCGTATCGTGTGCACCGGGTCAGGGGCTCCCGGTAAACAAAGCCCCACTTGGGAGAGCTATGAAACTTCTTATTGCATTGTGCGTTCTCTTGGTTTCACCATTCATGGCATACGCTGTTGATAGGGATGGGTTGACCCCCAAGCTAACACCGGAACAGCGGCAATGGGTGAAAGACCTCCACCCGCCGAATAGCAAGACGCCGTGCTGCGACGACAGCGATGGCATGGAAGCTGAGTGGAAGTATTGCACGGTTAACGAGATAACCTGCCCGACCGGATACGCGGTGAAGGACCCGGCTGGGTTGTGGGCGGTTGTATATCCTGAAAACTTAATCGAACCCAACCGTATACCCTATAGCAGGGCGTGGTGGTCGTTCGATGCCGAGGATGGGGTTTACTATTTAAGGTGCTTCGTGCACGAAGATGGGGCATGAGATGGCTGTTAACATTAAGGATTTGGTTGCCAAGAACCAAGACCGCTGGGATAACATGAAGCTTGATCCTGACAGGCAAGCGACGCTAGAGGAGCGAGCCAATGTACTCGTTAAGGCGAAACCGAGGTTCCAGCAAGTTTATGCCAAGCTTGAGAAGGCTGGATATACCGATCCCCAGTGGTGGTTTATCGCCGTCTGTGCAGAGCGTGAGGCTTACGGGCCGCCGAGGTGTTACACTTGTCAGTTGGCGCAAGGAGACCCGCTCGGACATAAAAGTACCCATGTCCCTATTGACCGAGGACCCTTCCTTGGGCCTGACGCTTTTGACAGGGGGTGCTTAGATGCTCTTATTGATTGCCCTCCCCATGCTGCTGTATGGCACGATTGGACTGCTGGCGGCGCTGCAACAATATGGGAAGAGTACAACGGGCTCGGATACGCTGGGCGCGGGGTCCCTAGTGCTTATGTATGGTCTGGTAGTAATGCTTATGTCTCTGGCAAGTACGTCGCTGATCATCTCTATCGCGCGAATGTGAAGGATGTGCAGGAAGGGTGCATGCCGCTCGTTAAGGCCATGATGGCTTTGGATAGTTCAATCAAGTTCGAGGGCAAGGCAGGTATCCCCTACATTCCGGGGCACGAGGTTAAGACATCCATGAATTATAAGGGGCCGGCGCCTAGTATCTGGCAAATATTCTGGGATAACTTCAAGAACCTCTGAGATGGAGAGATGGACTTCACGCCAGACATCCTCCGTGCCGCGTACGAGTATCTGGAGAAAACACCGCCATTTAGCAGGTGGAACCTACCAGATGCGGAGGATGTCAAGTTTGTGGCTACTAGGTCTCGCACCTCGGCCGGCAGGTGCACCATGTACGCGCCGCTGGATGATCCTAAATTCTGCATTGACATAAGCATCCGTAGACAGAAGCATACGGCATCGCTAATGGCTACCATGGCGCATGAGATGATCCATGTGCATATGGGGCATGCGTGCTTTAAGGGTAAAAGTCATCACGATGAAGCGTTCTGGGCGCTCGCGAAGCAGGTGTGTGACGAGCATGGGTTCGATATAGGAACTTTCTGATGCTGACTGCGCCAGAAATGTTCATGTTTATTGGTTCCACGCTTACCATTGTGATAGTTTTGGGGCTAATGAAGGATGACTGGTGGCCATACGCATCGTTGTTCCTTAGGTGGGTGGGATGGTTACTGTGGGCAACTATTCTATTCTGCGCGCTGTGGATGGTCAAATGCGTTTACTATCTGTTAAGCCCACGGCAGTAGCGATAGGAAGTAACAACTAACACGGGAAAGAGAACGGTCATGGAGTTGTTTGTTAGCTATGTTTTAAAGTTTTTGGTCGTGATCGGTATCCTTACCGTGTTCTATGCCGCCGGTAAGTATGGGTGGACCGCGATGTATGGCACGGCCAAGGATGACTTGACGGCGTTGAAGGCTCGTGTTACCGCCTTGGAGGCACTATTCAAGACCTCCTCCCCTCCAGTTATTCCTGCTCCTGCTCCTTCCGCTACTTCTCAGGCAGGGTCTTCACCTCCCCATGCCTGATATCACGGCCCCTGGTACCCTTCGCTCCGGTACTGGGGGCCTTTTGCACGGCTGTACTGGAGCTAGCCAGCATGTTTATGCCGAAGGCTGTGCCGTTCGCCTTGCCGATGAAGGCGTTCCGATAGGCGCCATAGTAAGGTCTCTTAAAGTCGGCGGCGAGCAGATACGCGAGTGGCTTCACGATGCGCTGTATACGGCCCGCTTGCTAGATATACCTAAAGAAGACTGGCCTCCGAGGCAGACCCGCGATGAGCGGGCGCCGACCGTTGCCGTGCACGAGCGCGGGCAGGATGACCACGATGTCATCCTTAGGTTAGCTAGATGCTTCAGGACCACTCCCATGGAGAGCCATGTACTGCTCTCCCTTCTGCGCCGGAGATATTGCACACGGGAGATGTTGCACGATGCGGTGGAGGATAACCGTGGCAATCCCGCCGAACCTACCGGCGAGAAGATCGTGGATGTGGTCATTCATAAGTTAAGACGTAAATTGACACGCCATGATATAGTGATTACAACCGTACATAGTTTGGGCTACGAAATCACCTCCGAGGACCAAGCAAAAATGTGGTCTATGCTCAAAGAGCGAGGCGACAGATGAATGCCCCAGGCGCGGTTCTCTACCACGTTGGTTATCTCATGAACGACCGCCTAACCAACAAGCCGGCGCATAACATAGCATGTAAGTACTGGAAAAAAGCGCAAGCCGGCACGGTAGCTCTGGTGCAGAAGCGGCGGTCTTACGGCGTGTTCGAGTACTGGGCCGTGCCCCGTACCGATTTCATAAAGGGAGTAAAACGATGACGTGGACAATGGCGGCGGTTCTGTTCCTGGTTCACCCAGGTCCCGTACACACGTTCTATTCGTCTAACACGTACGCGACAGAGCAAGCGTGCAGGGACGACATGATGAACGCAGCGCAAGACATAGTAAGCCAGTTTCCAAGGTATGGCTTATCGAAAGATGACGTGACGGGCATCGGTCTGGATTGTGTCGATACCGATAGTCTTCCTAATGAAGACAATAAGGTATAAGTTACCGGGACGGTAAGCGATGGCCGGCGACGACACCCCTCTCACCGAAGACCTGCGGTTCCTTCTGGGACAAATCAACGCGGTTGTTACTACGTTGCCGGCCCGCATGGACAGATTTGAGATACAGGTGTCAACCAGCCTTATCGACCTTAACACTAGACTGCGCATGGTGGAGCAAGCCGTGGCCCAGAAGACGGCTGTCTCCAGCACGTTGACGTGGATCGTTGGGCTAATAGCTGGCGCTGCCGGTTCGCTGGCGAGCGGGACCGTAACTTATTTTTTGACTAAGCATGGCTAGGTCCACGCTGCCGCGCTAATAGGTTCTTTCTTAACTTTATTCCTTGGTGTCAATTGCTTTGTAATGGCTGGTAGTGCGCCGCCCTGGCAAGCCAAGCAAGCATATTGTAAAGCATCCACGACGTGGGAGTATTCATCTTTTTTTGGTTGGTTCTTCCGTATGCCCGATTGGCGGCTAATTTGGAACTTGTAGCCACCGGATAGTGCCCTAACGAGAAACGGGCACCCTTCCCGGTTTATGAGCATGCTAGGGCCACCGTGGGTATGCCGCCCAAGGAAGTACTCCACGGAACGTAGCCGGGGTTCGAGGTCGTTAGTGGGGGCCGGGAATGAAGGAAACCCTAGCCGGTTAAGACAGTCGAAGCTACTTTCCTCCGTCATTGTGCTCTTTGCGATACCGGATGGGTCGCCTACTATGGCGAACTTGCAGCCTAGGTACTTGTCCTTGTACAGTATGCCGCGCAGGTTTTGGGCGCAGTGTTTTTCTAACCCTATATTATCGGCGCGCACCTCCTCGTGCACGATCAACCTGCCGAGATGGTCTGGCTGGCATATGACGCTCCACGGGTCCCTGCCGAAGTCTTGGCCTATGATCAGGGGGTAGCCCGGCATGACCTGCGTTTGGTCCACAACATGCCAATTTGCCCGGAAAGTCTCCCGAAAAACGGCTTTTCCTGATGGATCGTCGCCGTATTGAGCACACACGTATCGCTTGACGTAATCGCTATCCATGCCGAATTGGCGCACGATACGGTTATAGTATTCACGTCCCTGAGCGATCCGATCCGGGTGGCCGATGGGCAGCTTGCGGGTTTCCTCAGTTTGCAGAAGGTAATTTAGGTTTTCCGCGTTCCAGTCGAGCCCGGATGGCTGCTTGAAGATAGACCAGTCTGATGGCGGTTCCTCCATGTGCTTTTGCCATGGAGACATCTCTTCCGGGAAGTTAGTATCGGCAACAATGCCGTTCCAGGTAGGTGAACCTTTTATGCCGGATGGATAGCGGCCTATGCGTCCTGATAGCGGACCCAGCACGCTTATATCCATCTCGATTGCTTCGCTTAGCCATGCGGCCGTTAGCTGCATGGACAGGAGGCGACCTTGATCCGCGGCGTCCTCTAGCGGGATGAAAATCCATTCTGATTTAATATCGTTGAAGTCAATGTAGTAAGTGCTCTCCGAGACCTTCCAGTAACCGATGCCGTTGGCTGTGAGCCATGTATCGCAGTCTTTTAGAACGGTGTCACGCAGTTGCTTGAGAGTTTGGCGCACGATAGCATACCGCGTATTGCGGATGCCGTTCTCGCCTGGGGTCTGTTCTAGCGCTCGGCGCAGTAGCTCGACGATTACCCCTGTGGTTTTGCCGGAACCTACCGGTCCAGCTAGCAGCCGGCCGTAGCTATTGGACTTGGAGAAGCGGGCGATGGTTGGGGGAGCATCATAATATAGCATTTTGTTCCGGTGTGGGCAGTAGTTCGATTACGGGCTTCTTGCTCTTG